AGCCATGGTACCTTACTCCCTTAGATGCCGGTCAGGGTCTTGGTGGACACGTTGTTGAACGCAACAATTGCATAATTGTATGCGCCAGCTTCCGTACCATTCGAACCCGGAGGGTTAACGTCAAGACTGACAACCTTGAACGGCAGCGTGGCCGTGGTGGTCGGGGTGACGGTGATGTCGATGTACGCGCCCGACAGGCCGCTCATCGTATTGGGGGTGCCATAGGCGAACTGCACGTTCGCGCCGATGTCCGTGACGGCAAGACCGGTCGAGGACGAACCACCGACCTGAGCCAAGAACTTGGCGTTCGGATCGTTGACAATGTACACTTCGACGGTGTTGGTTGAAGCAACGTCAGCAGCGCCCCAGAAGTTCGACCAAACGGTGCGCTTCTGTGAAACCGACAGATACTTGCAGCCGACAAAGATGCCAGCAAGGATGCCAGCGCCCGGAGTGTTCGGGAAGACTGTGCCGTTGGCGTTCTGGAAAACTGGATCACCGAAATACATAGCAGCGGTGTTATAGGCGCAGTAGGCCACAACCTGCTCGTAAGTCGGAGAAGAGCCAGTACCGCTGTGCTGGCTAAAACCGAAAGGCGCAAAGACGTTGGCCATGACGGAACTCCTTTTGGGAAGCCATCATCGCGCACCGGGGCGACTTAGACTGAGGTTTTTGGACCTCCGCGCCGGGGGAGGCGAACCGACAAATCTGCTATTTTTTTAAGCTTGTCAATACCGCAATAAAAAAGGCGGCTTGCGCCGCCCTTTTCACCCAAATCCCTTACTGGGGAATTGGAATTGAGTCGTATGACTTTCGGACCTTGACCAGAGATTGGTCCTTGTTCGAGCGCTCAAACTGACCGCCTTCTGCGGAATTCAGTTGGGCTTCCTTCTGCCTGACCTGATTGCGCGCTTTGCGCAATTCAATGGCGCGGGCTTCGTCGGAAATCTCCGCTGGGCGCTCCATCAAGATCATGCCCTTACGCTCAATAACGGGGTAATTTCCCTGATTGGGCATGTAGGACGGGTGACGCGACGTCGGGACAGCCTCCCAGCCTGCGCGGGCCAAAGCGACCTGATACGCGGGATCTTCAGCACCTAGCAGAAGCTTGCGCTTCCATTCGTATTCCCAACCCGGCGGGATGTCGGCTTTGTTGATGTAGAAGTCATCAGTGCCTTCATCCAGATCACCAAGGTGATCACGAAGTTCAGCGGCACGACGAGCAGCGCGGGTGCGGGGATCTTCTTCACGCATTGGAGCCCGAATGTCTTCGCGGATCGTCGGCACAAACTCCGTATGCGCTGCCGCTTGCGCGGCGGGAAGCGGCTGATATGCCTCTTCCAGATCCTGCATGTTCACCGCCTCTGCGGCAGCTTGCTCAGCCCGCTGAAGGGCTTCTTTTACCTTAGGTGGGCGTCCACGCTTTTTGGGTGCAATTGCTTCCATAACGATACTCCTTAAATTAATTCAGCTTGCCCTCTTTCTGAAGAACAAGCTTATTACGTCCATACTCATCAATCGTCATGCCCATCATGCTAGCCATTTCGCGCTCTGCCGCGCTGAGCGTTACACGGTCTGGCTTGCTCCCACCGCCGCCACCACTGCGGGAGACGGGCGCTGCTGGCGGTGCTGAACGGCGCTGCGTCGGCTTTGCCGCATCAGCCATGGCATCGTAATTCCGACTGTTATCCTGACGGCGCATGCGAAGCGTGTCTTCAATTGCGTCAAAATAATCGTCAGAGTCCGCAGGAATATCGTCGGCAATCGCCAGATTGTGCGCTGCAATCATCTTTTGGTACAGGCGCGGGTCGGTCGCATATTGCGGATTGCGGCGCACCCAGTCGGCAGAGCGCGGCGAAAGCTGGCTTGCCAAAGCTTCGACGGGATCGGCCTGATAGGGCTTAGGAGCCGGCTGGCGGGGCTGATTTTCCAACGCCTGCTTGCCTTGCTCAAGCTGAAGAAGCCGTGCGGCGTTTGCCGACATCTCCGCCTGAATGTCCGCAGCCGTGTCAAAGTCGCCAAGCGACATTGCTTCACGGTAGTTGGACTTCAGGATGTTGTTGTTCTGACGGACGGTGTCGATGGCGTTTGAAACCAGATGCAAGCTTGTGTCCTGCACCTCGCCCTGTGCGGCATAGGCAGACTGCTCAGCCTCGCTGGCGCGGCGCAAGGCCTCCTGACGGCCTTTGCGTTCCTCTTCCAACTGCTTTTTGAGGGCATCAAGGGTGTCTTCAACCGGGTCGGCGGCAGGGGTTTTCTCCTCCAACTTTTCAACAATAATGTCTTCTGCCGGCTTGGGGTCATCCCCCAGATCCAGTTCCAATCGATCTTCTGCGCTATCTTCAATCGACATTTTTACCTCCTTACCAGACCATATCGGGCTGCGGGACACTGCCCCGGACGTTCGTGTCCTTCAGCGCGCGGCAAAGCACGTTGTTGACGGTGATCGTCCAGCCGTCAGAGGGGCGATAGACGACCCAGTCGTGGATCTTCACGTCCATATCCCGGAACCAGTTCCCGTTGGGGTCGTTGAAGGCTTCAGGGCCCATCTTGACCACAAGGCCAACCTTGCTCTGGTGGCGGTCTTCGTCGCGGTGGCTGTCCGTCAGGAAAATGCCGCTCTTGGTCTTTTCCGGGCGCAAGTAAACGGCAACGATCACCTCGTTGTGGAACACCTTGAGCTTTTCGATGTCGCCCAGTTCCCGAAGGATGACGTCCTTGGGGTCTTCATCGTGTGACATGACCATGTGTGGCATCTAATCTTTCTCCATCGTTTATCGTTCAGAAATGATTTTATTAACTTCGTCACGCAGGTCTTGAAACTCACGCAGGCCAGCGATCCTACCCACTTGGTATTTGTAGTCGGAATAATCAACGACGGCGTGTGGGTTGGTGACGTTTTCCGTCAGGTTCGCGATGCGCGCCTCAACGAGCTTGCTTAGCTCGATTTCAAACAGATTGTTATAGTTCATCAATAGGTTCCATAAGATAAGATATTGGGCGGCGTCCTTCCATTAACGCCGCCCAAACTGGTTATTTTTTGCGCTTCTGGATCTCCGTCTTTTCCAAGCGGCCCAGACCGCTGTCAGCACCGGCATCCATGTCCTTATAGGACCGGTAAGTGCGGCCACCAGCCTTGCGCGGCATTGGCATGGGGCCCGGACCCGGACCACCAGCGGGCGGCATCGGCATCGGCATCGGTACGGGCATCGGCATGGGAGCGCCAGCCTGAGGCGGCGGAGGCGGCGGCATCTGGACCGGAACACCCTGCGGACCCGGCATGGGCGGCATGTCAGGCTGACCGCCCTGCTGCCCCTTGCCAGTTGCAATCACGATGTTGATGTTGGTCTTGCCCTTGGTGCGCCCACCGGACTTGCGTTCAGCGCGGCCACCCTTCTTGTAGTCGCTGCTGGGGACCCGATCCGGCATCGTGTAGGGGGCTGGCGGCATGCGCTTGGCCGGGGGCTTAGGCATGGGCTTAGGCGGCATCTTATCCTGCCTGTCCATCCTGTCCATGAATTCCCTTTCAAGGCGCTCCTGCTCCGCCATGCGGGCGGCGCTTTCCGCGCTTGCAGCGGGATCCGGCCCATTGTAGCCGCCACCAGCGCGCTTGGCACGACCGCCCTTTTTCATTTCAAGGCCGGAAAGATTGCCGCCGTAAGCCTTGGCAACGCGACCGCTGACCTTTTCCTGCGTCTGCATCTCGCCGTCCAGCGACATCAAGCCGCCGTGGGCCTTGGCCGTGCGCGCGGACTTCTTGAACGCCTCTTCGGTCGGCGCACCCTTGCTGCCAGCCTTGCGCATGCGCTCCTTTGAGCCGTCTGCAATGCGCTCTCGCTTGGCGTGGATGTTGGCGTACAAACCGCCGCCGTTCTTTTTGCCTGCGACTTCGGGGCCAGCCTTATCCTTGTCTGCGGCTCCGTCCTTCTTTTTACCGAAGAGATGTGCTGCCAGCATGGCTTGGGGGCCAAGGAAGCCAAGAGGAGACTTGTTGCCCACGGCAGCGCCAAGAGCGCCACCGCGAAGAGCAAAATTACCAGCATCCTTCAGGACGCCGCCCAATTTCTTATGGGCGCGACCGCCCTTTTTCAGGCCCTTCATCGACTGCTGGGTGTCGTGCTTATCGTCCATTTTGGACTTTTCCCACGACTCCATCGACATGCCGTACTTCTTGGCAAGCTTCTTGTCCTGCTTTTCGTCCTTGGCGGAGCCTTCAAAGGCCTTAGCGCGACCGCCCGTCTTCAGGCCGCCAATGTGCTTCTTGCCTTCCCGGTCCTCGTTCGCATCCTTCAGGTTGCGGTTGACGAGGGCATCAACGGTCAGGTGCTTGTTGCCTGAACGCGGCTTCTTGCCTGCGTTCTGCGGGGCATCAGCGCCAGAAGAGGAGACAACCTTGCCGCCCTTCTTGTAGGCGCGGCGCGAGATCGGGCGCATACCGGTCTTGGCTTCGGAATTCAGAACCTGCTCAGGACCGTAGTCAGAAGCGTCAACCTTGCCCGACCCAGCATTGGTCAGGCGGTGGATTTTGGCGCGCATTGCACGACGTGCGGTGCGTGACATCTCTGACATTACAGTCTCCTGTCTTACCGAGTTACCGGCGAACGAAATCCCACGAAAGTGTGGCGAAACTTACACTAGCTCTTTTTCAGGCCCTTAGCAATCATCAAGGCACTGCGGATCTTATTACCCTGCGGCATCGATGCAACAGCCAGCGCCCTCTTGATGCTGCCGCCGTAGGCTTTGGCAACAGGCTCCACCTGATTGGGGCGCGATTTGACGTTGTAGAGCGCGCCATTGTTGATCAAATTGATCGTGTTGTGAGCGGCATCCGCGTAGTCTGCTGGCGCTGCCTTTTCAGACGCCACGCCCATTTTGCCGAAAAGATCCTTTTCAAGGAACCATAGGGCTGCCTGAATGTCGGCAACGGAGATGTTCTTGCCGTACTGGTTTTTCAGGATACGCTGGGATCTTTCGACCGTATTTTGCTGAAAGTCCCGCTCACTATTGCCACGGGGTGCGGCCACCGGAAGTTCGCGGTTCTCTATCCAGTTTTTGGCACGGCGGCGAAGGTCACTTTTGTCCTTGTAGCCACCTTTGCGGTACTTTTCAGCCAGCGTTTTAGCCGTTTCCAGCATTTTGTCAGGGTCGTTGATCAAAGAGTCAACGTCGTCGCGGTTCATTCCCGCAACGTCCTTCCCATGCTCCCAAGGAGCCGGGACGCCGTTTCTCATGGTAACCTGACCGTTTGACGTCTTGCCTGCCGCAGCCTCATCCAGCGCCTGATCCGGGTTGTGGTGAGCATGCTCAGCCACAAGCGCATCGCGGAAGTCCTGATATTGCTTTGCTTCGGTCAGCGGCGTGTGGATGAAGTTGTGACCCAGAAGCCTGTTCCAAGTACGGCTAAACCACAGATCCGCCGTCAACGTGGAGTAATCCCCGCTTAGGTTGTTGATGAACGAACCGATTTTAGGGCCAAAAACAGTCCAGCCCGTCACCTTCTGGTTGGCACCACCCTGCATGCTTAAGGGGGTTCCATCAGGCCCATGCAATTCAGGGCGGTCCCTTAGGATCTTGTTCCACTCCGAAACGGTCTTTTTCTGGCCGAAAAGGTCGCGCATATCGTCGTGACCGTTGGCGTCAATAAGATGGTGGAACTTAAGCAGGTTCTGTTCGATTGCGCGCGTCTTGTCGCCAAAGGTGCCCTTCAGCTTTTCCACGCCTTCGGGCATCGACATTTCATCGTTGCGCAGCAGGTTGTAGAGGCGCGCGGTGTGGACCGAATTGGAATGGACGTCATTGCCCTGAGACGTGATGCCAAGGATCGCATGGAAAAGCATGCGCTTTTTATCGTCGTTTTTCAGTTCTGGGAAAACGCCCTCGTAAGCCGTCATGGCTTTCTTCAAGGCTGCGTCGTACCAGCCAATGGCCGACTTGTCGGCGGTGTTGACATGGTAATCGACTTCCTTCGCAATGTCCTTGGCAATCTTTTCCATTGCCTCTTTGCTGAAGTCGCCCGGTTCGATCTGACCGTGCGCGGCGGCCCTGTTCTGCAATGCGAACAGCGCGTCCCCAACGGTTGCCTTGCCCCTGTCCCCTGTGGGTCGAATGTCTAAGGATTCAGTACCCTCCATGAGAGGGATGACCGTGCGGTCCTTTAATCCGGGAAGCAGCGCCTTGCGGACCTGTTCATGCTCCTGATCAGAAAGCCCGTAAGTATCCCTCAGTCGGTCCGGCGAGAGGCGGTAGCCTTCCGCTGCGACTGCTTTGGCATACGGTGCGACAATGTGATTGACAACCCGTCCGAATAGATCGGATGGTCGTGGGGCGCTGCTGAGATCCCCAGACTCTCCAGCTTCGCCTTCATTCTGGCCAAAGATGCCTTTGAGATAGCTTTGCGCATAGTTCAGATCCCCAGATGTGTTGACGTGGTGTATGTGCGGCAGGCCCGTCTTCTGCTGGATCCTCTTGGCCGAATCCGCAAAATTGTCAAACTCATCACCTTCGTCCCCGAAGTGCATAAACTTGACGCCGCGACCGTCGCTGGTCTGTGAGAAGTCTAACCCCTCTTGACGCGAGGCTTCATGGATGCGGTCAAGATCTTGCCTCGAAAGCTTTCTGTTGTGGCCCATGTAAACCGATGGAATGCCTTCGTTTTCCGGGTTTGGGTTGTGCATCCCCTTGACGGCTGCGTCCTGCATGAAGCCAAAGCCAAGCAGGTGTGAAAGCTTTTCTGCGGCATCCGGCGTCATGTCCGGGTGGCTGATATGGAAGGATGGCTCAATTTCTCCTTTCCATGTGCCAATAATTGGTTTCACGTTGAAATTGCGCAGACCGGTAAGCTCTTCGGTCAGATCGTTAAAACCCTTGCTCTTGAAGATTTTGCGCGTGGCCTCATGGATGTTGCTCATGCGCGGTTCGTTGAAAACCGGGTGCTGCACAGGCGGCGGCATTGGCTGATCTTCACCCTGCGGCGTTGCGTATGTCCACGGCTCAGCATCGCCCATGGTGCCGGCGCGGACAGGGTATCCGCCCATCTTGCCGGGTCGCGGGGATACCGTCACGGACGGCACGTTTTCCGCTGCAAACGAGCGGGCCATTGGGTTGGGGCGAGGCTGGGCAGGCAATTCGTCTTCGGGGGCGTCAACTTCGCCTCCTGATGCGCGGGCGACAAATCCCTTCTTCAAGATGCTTTCACGCATACGCGGCGTGATATCCAGCGCTTGAAGGTCGGTCTGGGTGTCGCCCTGATCGTAATCGTTTTGACTAACCGGGTGCTTGACGGTTGAAGTGGAGAACTTGGCTTCGGGGTCATGCTTTTTGGCAAGCGCCATCAAGCGCTTGGGTATGATGTAATCGTAAAACTTTTTCATGCCCTCGCCGCCGACCTGAAGATCAAGGCCGGAAAGGGAGCGCCAGTCGCGGCCCGGAGCGTAGGGCACCTTGTTCATATCGGTTATCGCGCCCATAAAATTGTTACGCAGCGCCTCATGCTCATCTAACATGCCAAGCATGTTGGCAAAAGTGTAAGAGTCCTCTTCCATTTTATTTTTTAACATTCTTCTCGCATCCTGAGCTTCTTCTTCAGAACTAAGAAAGTCAGGACGTGAACCGCGCCAGTTGTTTAGGTGCGTTTCAACCATTTTGTCTTTAAAATTTTCATACTCTTTTCTTGCGGCATCAACTTTAGCTTGGGACTCTTTGCGACCAACGCCTTCTCCGGAAGCAATTTTACTTGCTATTTCCTTACCAAGGAGTTCTTGCATTTTTTCTTCAGGGACGTCGTTTTCGGCGTAAGACCGATCTCCATTGTGATCAATTGCGTGGAGGTTGTACGTTCCGTCTTCGTTTTTTTCGTGGTGGATCGCCGCGATGTATTTGCTGAGCTTGTAGCGGTCGGCAACGGTTTGCCCCGGCGACCACGCAAGTTTGTCGTGGCCGCCCTTGGCGGCTTCCCACAAAGCGCGCTTCAGGCCCAGATCTACCCAGTCGTTGGTGCTTGTGACGTAGGGGGCACTAGAAACGCCATTAAGTTTCTTATTCATTGCCGCAAGTTCGGCGTCCTCTTCCGGTGTGCGTTCGTTGGAATACTTAAGGCGCTGGTACCTGTCTTCATCAATGGGTCCGTAAAATCCCCTTTCGCGACCCTGCTGAGCCCAGTCGCTCTGCTTTTCATCAAGGTGCAAAACCTTTTTGCCCTCAGTGTCCGTGCGATCCTTCATCAAAAGATGTGTCAGGATGTTTGGCTCACCTTCAAAGTGCGCGCCAACTCCGCCAAACAATATGTCGTCTCCGCCATGCTTGAGCAGAACTTCGCGATAGTTTTCGCCGCCCGGAAGCATGTAGCTTTCATGGTGAGGCCGCTTATATTTGTTAGAAAGCAGCCCGCGATTTTTTCTAAAAGCTTCACCCTTTTCTTCGTAATCGCGCTGTAGCTCACGAAACTCTTCGGTGGGATTGACGTACTGATTTACGCCGGTCTCCCTACCTTCTTGGATAGCCCTTGTCAGCCGGTCGCGCGCCGCGTAATAGGGCTGCGCGTATGTGGCGTTGAACGCATCCTCCTCTTCCTTGGGCGGCTCTTCGCGGAACGACTTTTCGACAATCGGGGTCCTGTTTTCATGAAAATGGGCAGCGACCTGTTGACGGGTGACTTGCGGCTGGCCTGCAAAAGCTTGATCGTAGCCGGACTCCTCAAACTCAGCCGGCTTGACGCCCTTGTTGGTCAGCATGCCGCGAAATTCAGCCGGTGACGCCTTCGCCTGCGGGAGGCTGGCTGCGGTGGCCGCTGCGTGGCTGTACAGGCCCAGATTGTCCGGTGCCGTGTAGTCGGTGGGCTGATCATCATCAACGCCGCCGCCAGCGGCATATTGGTGTTCAGGAAGTTCTGGTTGGCCTTCGTAGCCCAAGCTGCGCATGACGCGAGACGGCTTGGCCTCAGATGGAAAATACTTGTTTGGCTGTGGAATGATGTCTTCATCGTGCGCGCCCTCTGGAAACACATCGTTCCCGGATGCATCCCCAACCATGGCCCTTGCCGGAATATGGGTATAGCCAAGCTGCTTGGCGGCAAGTACGCGGTGATTGCCTTCGCCCACAATTGAAGTGCGAGAGTTCTTGCCGATGCTGACAAGCACCGGTTCGCGCAAGCCCTCTTCTTCAATCTCACGTCGAAGCTGCGCCATGCGCTCAGGAGTGTGGCGATATTCGTTGCCGCGACGTTCCATAAGCCAATCAATCGGGACGTATTCCATGACATGACGATAATTGGTGTTTTTAGGGCTAATTGGGACAAGGCGACGATCGCCTTCATGGCTCCCGACAATTGGGATCTTGCTGTTGTCGCCGTAGACCTCGCCACCAGCGGCATATTGGTGTTCAGGAAAGTGCCTCAGCCAAGGATCTTGCGATTTGAACTTTGCAAATGGGTCGTCGGACCTTTTTGGCGCGCTGCCGCCCATGGAGAACTGCTGTGGCTCAGGCATCTCCATGTCGCGCACAGGCTCACCCAAGTCAGGCAAAGGCACACTCGCAAAGTGGGGATCGACCATGGCCGCAATGCTCTTTGCGGTCATGATCGCCTTGCGGATGGCCTTTGGGTCCCTCATTCTTGCTCACCCTCACTGAACTTGCGCTCTGACGGCTTCGACAGAGGCTCAACAGCTTTAGCCTGCTCTGGATGCATCACAAGGTCACGGGCAAGCTGCAACATGGCAACGCGCTCACGGCTCTGGCGATCCAAATCGCGGTTCTGATCTTCTACCATGCGCTCTTGGTGACGAACACCAATTTCGCTGCGCTTGGTTTGGGCATTGATCAGATCCGCCTGCGCAGCGTTCAGGGCCGCTTGACCCATCTCTGGGGCGTCCTGCTTGGGCGCAAGGGCACCGGACTGGATCTTTGCCTTCGTCTCTTCCACCCGCGCCTGAGCTTCCATCATGCGCGCTTGGGCGGTCATCTCGTCGTTCTTCATCTTCGCCTGAGCCTGCATCAGTTCCGGCGGCGGCGATGCCTGAGCGCTTGGCGGTGCCATGAACTGCGACGGGTTCGACCAGCCGATGGCCTGCAAGGCGGCGGTGTCGATGGCGATAGGATCGTACATCGACGGGTTGGCCTGCTGAAGCTGCTTGAGCGCCGTAATCTTCATGATGCGCTGGCCATGCGATGCCGTGTTGGGATCGGCTTGAGGCGTCAGGTCGTAATCATCCAACGCCTTGAGAAACATCTGCTGGTCCCACTGCATGGTCGGCTTGAAATTACGCTGCCAGAAGCTTTCCGGGTTTTCGCGGAAGCAGTCGCACAGCAAGCGGAACTCTTCTGCTTGTGCTGCATGAAGGCGCTTGTGAACAGCGTTCATGACCTTGGTGGCCTGTTCGATCATGGCAATGGTCGTGCCCACAGGGGCGTCAGCGCGCCCCTCACCAACCTGCTGCTCAGACGTGCCGCCAATGCGCATGCCGGTCTGGGCCATGTCACTAACAAGTTGCATCAGAGCCTGCGACGGCGGCTGGTAGGGCAAGGGCATGACAGCTTGCGAAATTGGCATGCCGCCAGTCTTGATCAGTGCGCCGCCACCGGGCGGAACGCGGAAGATGTTGGTGTTCTGCCTTGCGCCCGTGTCAGCCATCAGGAAGCCGGGGAAGTTGGAATACATACCTGCATCCAGCAACTCACGCCACGCAGCCGTGATGGCGTTGGTGGTGTTGCCCAGAATGTGCAGCAGGCCAATGTCGTAAAAGCCAAGACCCGGCACGAACGTGTATTTGACAAAGTTGCGCTTGGCGACAGGCAACTCTTGAGTTTCTTCATTGTAGTTGCGGACAATCGACAAGATCTCCTTGGAGGAGACGTCAACGGTCACGCGGTACGGAATCTCAAGCCCAGACACCTTGCCCTTGTGCTTATGCTCAAAGCCCTTGATGTCCAGTTCGCAGTAGCATTCATAAATTTCGCGGTCACGGTCCAAGGGGTTGGTGGACTCAGTTGAAATGCCCTGCTGGTCACGCTCTTCACGCTGCAAGGGGTCAAGGCGGCGCATGCTGGGCGTACCCAGATCAACATCGCGGTAAACGCCAAGGATCTGCATGCGCTTCACAATTGACGGACGCATCATGATCCGGTGGGTGATGCGGCGCGCGTTAGACAAGTCGGTCGCGTCGTTGCTGACGATCAAATCGTCGGCATCCACGGTCTCCGAAACAGGCCGATTGCGCAGCGGGCAGTAGTAAACCTTCTTGAACGCCGTGCCGCCAAAGCCCAGCATAAGCAGCATGCGGTCGGTGTCGGGATAATATTCCGTCGCCGTCGAAGTCAGATAGTGATTGAGGTCGCGCTCAAGCGCGTTGGCCATCTGATCTTCCTGCAACGTCGCGTTGTTGTCGTCGTTGCGGATCTTGACGGGACCATCAGTCGGCAAAAGCTCAGAACGGGAGTTGGCCTGAAAGCGCAGCACAGCCTCCAGCAGCAGCGGGTGCCTAACGCGCGACATACCCTCAACCGGAGCGCCGTCAGTAGCCCCTGTAAGCCCCGGAATTTCAATCTTCAGGCCAAGAAGCTTGATCCCTTGGGCGCGCGTCTCAATCCAGTCTTTGCGGGACAGTAGATCGTCATCAATGCCGCGAAACAGGTCGCCTGAAATGCGGTTAAGCTCATCCTTGTCGATATCATCGACCAGATTGCCAAACCATTCGCCGCCAGCCTTGCCTTCAGCCGCCTCAAGGGGGTTTCCGTCCAAAGAAATGGTGATTGAGCCGTCGTCATGCTCAATAGAGATGACATTCCCGTCCTGATCAACTTCCGGGACGTCTCCACCTTCGTTAGCAAAGTCAATTTGCAACGGAGAAGTGTCAATCGCACCCGGCTCTTCAGGCGCAGGCTGGCGAATGTTCATTGGAGCGAGGCCCGGTTGCGTTGCCATCAGTCTTCCTCTGTTTCAGCGCCTCTAAGGCACTCCATCTCGTCGCAAAAGAGACGCAAACCCTCTTTGGCGGCAGAATTATCATCTTGGGCGGTCAATGTATAGGTCCGCTCATGGTCAAACGGCGCTTCACCCCAGACCTTCACCTCAAACTGCCTGTGGCCCAGATCATCGACCATGCAAGATGCGTTGACGCGACCGTTATACCTCATAAATCCTCCATTATGCCGGGTACAAAGGCTCACTTTGCTTGCCGGGATAGGTCTTCATGCTCTCAATCTCTTCAATGCGCTCCTGAGACCGCGTCAGAAGCCCAATATCACGCAAGTGGCGGATGCTCATAGACACGGTATCGACCAAATCGTCGTGCTTGCCCTTGGGAAACTGCCCAACTTGCGTGATTACCTGCTCCGCCCAGACCTTGTCGGGCGCATACACCATGCCGTCAGCAAAAAGATGCTGCACAGAGTATAAACGCGACAGCTTATCCTGACTCTTGGGGTCAGAAAGCTGCACGGCAAAGCCCTCGCTGCCATAAAGACGCCGCAATTCTTGCGAAACAGAGATGCCGGCGGCCTTATTCTCAACCAAAAGCTTGTCTACTTTCAATGACTTGCACGTTTTAGCTACTTTTTCAACCAAATCGTGGAACTCAAGGCGCTCCTGCCACGCATGCATCAGCATCAGGCGCGGCGCAGTCTCCGCATAGCCCCGGTCAAAGTACATTGGCCGCCCGTCCTTGTCCAAGATCCGGTTGGCAATGGCTGTGGAGTCAGTCGTAAACACGCCCCAGATGGAAATAGCCGAATAGTCGTTGGTGGTCTTGGTCGTGTAAGCCGTATCCAACGACGCAATGATGTAATCCATGGGCGGATAGCTGACTTCCTCCCACAGCTTCCACCATTCGCGCTTGATAACGCCGCCACCCGCAGGCTCAGGGCGCTGCTGAAGCTGCCCCGCAGCCATAAACGGACCAAGAGCGCGCTCAAGATTGAACACCTCCTTGGTCCCAAAGCGATCCGGCCACAGCAACTCACCCTCTTCCGTGCGTGGATCCTCCCATCCAATGTTGGTCACAAAGGACCGGTCAGGCTCGTACTTCATGGGCAAACACAAATGCGTCCACTCACCAACGTCCTTCTCAAGGACGTGACCCGTCAAATCATTTTCCGCCAGCCGCTGTTGGATAATCACATACGCGCCAGTCTTCTGATCATTCAAACGGGTGGACATCGTCCCATCCCACCACTCAATCGTGCTTTCAATGTTGGCGTCCGAAAACGCCTCCGACGCGCTGTTAGGGTCATCGATCACGATGATCGAACCACCCTCCCCGGTCACCGCCGCGCCAACGGACGTGATCAGGCGCTCACCGCCGTGGTCATTGGAAAAGCGCGACTTGGTGTTCTGGTCGGAGTTCAGCTTGAACCGCTCACCCCACATGCTCTGATACCACGGCGACTCAATCAACCGGCGGCACTTAACACTATCACGCAGCACCAACTGATTGGCATAAGACGCCATCAGAAACTGCACACCGGGCCCAGACGTCGGGGACAGGGTCTGCTGCGCCCACGTCCACGCAGGGAACGCCACGGACGTAATGGTACTCTTACCCATGCGCGGCGGGATGTTGATGATCAGCCGCTTGATGTCGCCATCAACCACTGCCTGCAAATGTTCGGCCACAGCTTCAATAGGCCAGCCGTCCTTCCATGTGCTGGCATCAATATACTTCCATGCATTCGTCAAAAAATAATACAGGCTCTCTTCGCAATCAGTTCGGTCCAACTCCATCAACTGGCGCTGAATGTCGATCTTCGAAATGTCGAAGTCGATCATTATCCCTGCGCCCTCCGCATGGCCACAAACTGCTCCAGCATGTCAGCGCAGCACTCCTTGGCATCCTCCCACTGATCCTTGGTCACAATCGGGATCTGCCCCCGCATCATCCGGATGAGATAATGCGGGTTGATCATCAATTCAGGGTCAAACGTCATCGCGACGAAGTCGTCTTCTTCACTCATCAGGGACTTCCTCAAATTCGCCATCAGCGACCTGCTGCGCGCTAGGCGCTGCCAACCTCATGGCGGAATGCAAGATGTCCCTAAGAGCCTCACGCTGATCAGCGTCAAGCAACCTTGGATCAATGGTCTGCGTCTTATGGCTAATCTCAAGCGGCTTGCCGTCAGCGCCCGTCATCTCAACGCGCTTCACGTCCCGGAAGCTGTCGCCACCCAGCCGGCTCAGCAAATACATCCCCGCCTGCACCGTACCTTTGTGATTTGGATCGCGGGCAATGTTATACAAATTAGTCTTCACGTCATCCATCACAACGCTTAGGCCAATGTCCAACTCCTCACGGTAATGATTTCTCAAAGCGTTAACGCTGATCCCCATTACCTTGGCAACATTCTCATGGTTCATCCCAAGGCCAACAGCGTGAAGCACACCCTTGCGGCTCTTCTGCGTCGGAATATGCTCATGGGAGGCTTTCTTCCTTGCCCCCTTGTCCGGCAGCAAGGCCCTGATCGGGGACACAGTATAGCGACCGTCAATGCCCGTCTTGTCATGGCCATCGACGTCGGTGGGCTCACCGTCCTGAACAACAAGGCTTTTGGAACTTTTGGCCATCGATATGCTCACCTAATTGGATAGACCCCTATTTAATACGGATCAGGTTCTTGAGCAAGGACAGCAAATTTTTTGGGTATACCCCCACCCCCTTTATTTCTTGAAGGGGGTGCCCCCTTTGCGGGGCAGAAACACTTCGTCCAAAAGAAAGCAGCCGGCTAGCCTTTGGGGTCAAGCTAACCGGCTGCGCACAACCACGAAAGGAGCAAACAATCGTGTCCGGGCTGCATACACCGACGTCCGATAGTGTGCAAGATGGTTTGTGTGCGGCTGGTGGGGTGGGGCATATGGACTGTGGGTGTTTTGGGGGTGTATTGCGGGTCGGCTGCATGTAACCCCCCATGGTACCTAATTCCTAGAAAAAAGGGGTATACCCCCCCTCAGTCATCCAGACAGTTTGCCAGCATACAAAAAGAACAAAAGCAGACTGCCTTTCAGGCAGACGTTGTTTGTTAGTCAGCCTTCGGCTGAGCCGCGCGGCGCGCGGACGCGCGCTTCGCGCACGGGCGGCGCGCAGGCGGGGCGGCGCGCTGGCCGCCCACGGGCGCGCGGGCGTTAGTGCATCGCGCCTTGCTGCACCCAAGCGGTGTAGCTCTGCTGCTGGCGGGCGCTGCGCTGCGCGCCGTCGTTGTACTCTTCGACGGTGAGCGCTGTCACGTCGGTGTCGGCATGCTCGAAGCGGTGCTTGTCGCAGTCGGCCAGCACGGCCTGAGACCATGTGTCGTAGGTTGCGACGATGGCGATTGCGATGCCGTGGCTGCGGGCGATTACGTTGTACATGTCGTTTGCTCCTTACTTGATGTGCTTGATGGCACCACGGGCACCAATTTGGACGTGGAAGCCTGAGCGGGCAAAGCGCCCGGCGGTGGTGATATCGTCGTTGGCCCCCTCGCCAGTGAAGGCGGCGACGCAGTACACGTAGACATGCTTGCCGGCGAAGGACGGCGTGACGCGCAACTCGATCACTTCGTGGTTGGCAGAAACGTACGACTTGAGCAGGTTGGTCGCGGCGAGGAACTGAACGTCGGGCAGTTGGTCGATGGTCACTGGTTTGCTCCTTGGTTGACGCCCTATTATTAGGGCGGGCTGCCCTGTCTGTCAACAAAATAAATGATCCGCTTTTGGAACTAACTCATCTCATTCTGTGTCGATTGTCGCTTGACCAACAGGGCGAGCTGCCCTAATGATGGGGCATCAACCAAGGAGCAAGCAAATGACCACCAAGTTCGACATCTACCAAGACGTTACCGACCGCATCGTCACCGCCCTTGAGAGCGGCGCAGCCCCGTGGCTCAAGCCGTGGGCCGAAGGCAAGTGCGGCGGCTCAGGCCCCCACAACGCCGCCACTGGCCGCGCGTACAGCGGCATCAACTGGCTGGTGCTGTCCTGCTCAGCCTACACGTCGGACGGCTGGCTGACCTATAAGCAGGCCACTGAGCTTGGCGGCCAAGTGCGCAAGGGCGAGAAGGGCACCCACATCGTGTTCTGGTCCTTCCCTAAGATCCAGCAGGACGACGGCACCTTCAAGGCTGTCCCGTTCGCCAAGGGCTATGTCGTGTTCAACGTGCAGCAGTGCGACGGCCTTGACGCCGCCAAGCTCAAGGGCATGGAGCCCGTGGTCGCTGGCGACACGTCGATCAACGCACTGGCAGCGCGCGTGGGCGCGGACGTGCGCCACGGCGGCAAAAAAGCGTTCTACACGCCGCAGGGCGACTACGTCGGCATGCCCACCGCCGACAGCTTCGCCAGCCCCGACGCATACGCCGCGACCCTCGCCCACGAACTGGTCCACTGGACTGGCCACAAATCGCGCTGCGACCGCCAGTTCGGCAAGCGCTTTGGCGACGACGCCTATGCGTTCGAGGAACTGGTCGCTGAAATCGGCAGCGCCTTCGTCTGCGCGCAGATGGGCATCCCGCTCGAAAACCTCCAGCATTCCAGCTACATCGCTTCGTGGCTCAAGGTGCTGAAAGCGGACAAGCGGGCCATCTTCACCGCATCCTCGCAGGCAAAGCGCTCATCGGAATTTTTGATCACAAACGAACCTGTGATTGAAGAAATCGCAGCCTGACGTCAAACGGGCCTTGCCAAACAGGGCATAATGCCCTACGACAATCAGGCGGCAGCAAGTCGCAGTCGCTTAAATCCTATCAAACCTGATTTTATTGGAGACCTACCATGGCAACGATTTTCTCTCGCGCCCACAACCTGACCGACATCGACCAGCTTGGTGAGATCAAGGCTCAGATTGCGGACCTGACTGCGGTGGCTGACAAGCTGTCCGCGCAGATCAAGGAGCTTGGCGCAGGCAGCCACGACGGCGACATGTTCACCGCCACCGTGTCGGTGATCAACGAGCGCTGGTCCGCTGATCCCAAGGCTATCGAAGCCAAGCTGCTGGCGGTGCTGGGCGAAAAGTCTTTCGCATCGTTCGTGGCTGCGCACCAGAAGCGCACCGCTGGCTACACCAGCCTCAAGCTTGCAGCCCGCAAATCTTAATCGCCCTGAACAAAAAGGAGCAAATTAAATGACCACCATGGACACCTTCACCGCAGTCGGCTTGGCCGAAGGCTACATCGAAGCGGACAGTGAGCAGCAGATCATCGAAGCGTGGCAGACGCTGCACGACACTGGTCTGGCATACCGCCTGCAAGGCTTTTTCGGGCGCACCGCTCAGGACCTGATCGCCCAAGGCGTAATCAGCGAATAACCATCAACCAAGGAGCAAGCCCAATGCACCTGTTCGCAATCCTCATGGCGTTGTGGGTTCTGGTCGTCCTGATCCCCGACGACCATGATCCGGGTGACGGGCGGGACTGGTGGGACTGACATGACCAAGGACGAATACCGGGCCGCACTGCAACGCATGGGGCTCCGTCAGGT